TAGCTGATTATGTAAGATTGTTTGAGCTTGAGTTAACTCACGAGCTTGTACCGCTCGACCCGGATTAAAAAGAATACGAAAGTAATTCTTTAATTCATCAAAGTCATCGTAATATGGTGATTGGTTTAGGTCTAATGGCATGTGTAGTCTCTATTACTTATTTAAATAATATTTTTATTTACGTCAACGATTTAAGTTCTTAACTTAGAATATTATAACTATCTTAGTTTCTTCCGACTGTCCAGGATTCCTCTGAATAGCATATTTGTTTTCCAAGTATAACATTTGACCGCTATATGGTGTTAAAGAAGCAGGTAATACAGTGGTACCACTTTGTAACGCTAAACCTGTTTGGTCTAATGGATTTCTAATAACAGCAACTTGTCGATATTGTGTGGTATCAGGTAATCCACCAGAAGCGGTATCTTTTAAGTTGATACGCATCATAGCATATTTAGCACCTAAAGTAAAAATAGCATTAACATCTCCATATAAACCTTGATTTATTGATTGACTATCCCCCCAGTTTACATACATCCAATTATTAGTCATCATATCAGCAAAGTCTTTTGGTGAAATATCATACATAAAGTCCCATGAGTAACCATCACTCAATACGATAGTAGCACCATTATTATGACCAGTTGGTTCAATGGTTGATAATACACCAATACCAGATTTACCAACACATTTATAAACTTCTGCGTTTCTGTTCATAATATAGAAAGATTTGTTATACGCAGTTTCAGATGTTTCATCAAATAGATAATATTCAGTGGAAGCTGTCCAGTTAATACGTGGAGCAACAAATGAAATATCGGTTAACTTTACTTTCTGTAAACCGATTAAATTATCCCAGAAGTTCTTCATTTCTTGGATATTATTTAATGGTACAGGTGGATTTAACTCATCTGGCCAAGGTGTAGATTTACCAATACCAACATAGATATTATTGGTGCCTGGAGTAGCATCATGTGTATCAATGAAACTTAATGCTGCGTTAACTTCTAGTTCTGTTCTTAACGAAACTGACATATTGTTACCTTAAATTATTGTTATCTTTGAACCAACTTGGTATTTAAATTGATTAACCTTGTTGTTTAATCTGTATGTTGTGCTTACACCATCTAATTTGATAATATCGTATAATTCTGACAGTCTATTTAAGAACACTATTTCAATATTATCTGTACCACTAACAGGAGCATTAGTAAACACTAAGTTATTGTTACTATTTATACCTACATCTTGTAATAATCCATTAACGAATCCCATTACACAATCTCTATTATTTCTGAATGGTTTTACAGGTAAAGCAAATTCTCTTGTTAAACCATCACCAGACATAGTTATTTGTTGCGCATGATTTTCGTATTCATACACTTCTATATTATTAATACCACTAGCAGGAGCATTAGTAAACACTAAGTTATTTCCTGAAATATAAACGTCATTATTTGTTGTTTGTTTAATACCGTTCACAAATACCAATAGATTATGGATATTTAATGTAGCACCTAAATTAAATGAAGTTGTGGTATTATCACCATTAAATAATCTACGAGTCTTAGTTTGCGGCCCTAAACCAAAAACATGTAATATATCACCATTGGTATATGGTGTAGGTAATGTTATATCTGAACTCATAAATGAGTATCCTGAAACCTTAATTCCATTTACAGCTACAATAGAACAATTTTCATCAGAGTTAGCTTCCCATAAATCAGTTGTCATAAATGCTAGATCAGCAATAATCATTTCACCCCAATAAATACCACCCATCATAATATCTTGTTCTACTTTTCTCCAATCTTCCTTGATTAAATAATAAGGATGAGTATCTCCATAGTGATATTTGGAAAATTTTTCTATTTGAATTGGTTGTGGAATTGGTTGTTCTACAATCCATTCTATTTCCAAACTTGTGCTTGACGAAAACTGTGACATAACGACAACATTATTTACCACTACTCTACCGAATAGTTTTAATCCTGCTGGATGAACAGCTTCTTTTATGAGTTTTTCATATGTGTCACGGGACAATGGTGAACGTAATTCATAAGAATATTCTTGATAATAATCATTATCTTGTAAATACTTATCATAAGACAAGAATCCGTCTGTACCAATCCACCGACCTTGACCTAATGAAACACCACCTGATGCTTCGATTGTAAGCGTTTCACTTTCATTACCAATTATTTCTATTACTTCACCGTCAACAAAAGTACCAACAACATTAGTCAATGATAACGATTGTCTTCGGAGACCTGAATTTATAGGAAACTCAATAGGAATAATTTCAGATACATATCCTTTAGCACCAGATGTTCTACCTCTTATAAACACATCATAAAATATAATATAATCTGGAGTTACAGTAGATGTAATATAATAAGGAACATACCACTTACCGTCAGAACACTTTAGTATATCAACTTTTGGATAATAAAATGTTAAGTCTACACCATAGATAACTCTAAAGATAAACTCATACGACAACTCATTACCTTTAGATAAATAATAATCACGTATTTCCTTAATAACTAACCTAATCTCTTCATTGATATTAGAGACATTGGACATTAAAAATGAAAACTTGTATGGAATATCATTACTATATTGATACTTAAAATGCTTAATGAAACTATCTAAAGTTTCATCGATATCAGCGTACAATAAAGTATTAGCAAGTAAGTCATAAGGCTTTAAATCTTGCTCTAAGTATTCAAAATACTTTTGTAAAAATAGTGTAAAGTTTTGATGGTCTTCAGATACAAAATCTGGAACCATCCTCCCAACAATAGCAGATAAACTTTTACCAGTAGAATGACCTTGCATTATAATACTCTTGTAATGGTAATGTTATGTATTCCTTCTTCTAATAAAGTGTTCCTAGCTGATACAATATCTAGGTTTACTGGTTTAGCACGTAATCTAATAGCAACGTTTGTACCTTTAAAATCATATCCATCAATAGCAACAACACCAGTTTTATAATCTATAGTACCGATAGCCGTTGGATAATCAATATCATTAACGTTTTCAAATACTTTACCATTACCATCATCGAATAAGTAAACATTAAAACCGAAATCATTAACCCAAGTTAAAGATTTAAATGATTTTGGTTCTATAGCATTATTAAAATCGAATTGTAACGATACAGAACCAACAATAGAAGTATATTGTTTAGCTAATATTATCGACGTGCTATTACTCAATATTGATGCGTCAGAACTATCAATATCCGCAACAAAATCAGAGTATCTAAATGTGGAATCGAAATCTAATAACTTAGCAACGAAATAATTCCTTATCTGTGTAGTAACTAAACCTAAAATATCATCGTCACGTAACGTAGTTTTCTTGTAGTCGTACGACACCTCAGTTTGTACATCTAAATAAAGTTGTTGAGGATCAATAATCTCAGGTTTAATAGTGATCACATTAAACTTAGAAATAGTATCCAATATATTTTGTTTCTTTCTAGGTGTTAAGTCAGTACCATCTTTAGTACGTATAGACATTCTCAACTTACCAAATGCCGGTGGAGTATCTTCTTCACCACCCCAAACGTTAACAGAACTTATGTTACTGATTTCACGTAAGATTAATGAGCGATAATCCTGTACTGTAACGCACCTGTTTTGTGTTTGATAGTTCTTAGGTGCGTTAATACGAATTTCTTCGATAGTCTCTCTATCATCACCACCACTAGATTTAACAACATTAGATATTTTAAATCTGTTGGATGCCCAATTATCTATATTAATGTTAACAGAAAAATTTGATATTTGGTTAGCTTTACTTCCTTCTGTTACTAAATAGGTTACTTCTACAACTTCCCCATCTAGTAACTGTCTACCAAGTGTACCATTACCAAACATTATTCTTATTCTGCCGTCTGATTCTTCTTGTAAAAAGTAAATCAATGACTTACTTGTTGCTGACGTGATATTTGTTTCTAACTTGTATTTTGATATGTTACTTGAACCAGCAAAGTCTCTAACAACAACAGTCATTTCATTGGTATCAATTTTACGATTGCTCAAAACCATTTTAGCTGTTGGTTTGTTGCTATCGTATGTGAAGAAATCTTTCACATAAGTACCTTGAACGATGTTTATATTCGCACTGTAAATATTACCGCCTATGTTTGGTAAAATATAGGTTGCGTTAGATGAGAACGTATAAGAATCACCATTTTCATAAAAACCAGTAAACTTGGTACCTTTAGGAATAGTGACATTTAATGGTGGTTTAGTTTCTTTAGATAAATCAATAGAAATATCTAAAGAAGAAACAGATCCCGTATATTGTTTAGGGAAGTAACCAATCTCTTTAGCTTTAGATACAATACTTGAACGTAATTGTGCTGTATCTAAGAACATCTCATTAAATGTCATATTGGCATACACTGTCATATAATGAGATGAGTATGCTAACACATCAAGTAAAATATTCATCGCTGAACCAGTAAAGTCAAAGTCAGCAAACTCATTCTGTCCTTTAAGATATTTGATTAAATCGGCCTTTATATTATCGAAGTCGCTATTAGCTACAGGTATTGCCATATTATCTTACTCGCTCTAATGTAATATTGAATGTGACAGGTTCTATACTACCAATAATTTTCATAACAACAACAACATTATAAGATAAATCGTCAGACGATTTTTCTACTATCACTTCCAGATCTGTTACTCTTGGTTCATACGCATCGACTATATTTTTAATAGCGTCACGTAATAATCCCCTTGTAAACAAGCTGTCATTTTCAAACAACATGGCATGAATGTTAGTACCTATTTCTGGATGGAATGGTCTGTCATAGAAATTTGTAAGAACCAGTTGTCTCACTGATTTGATTACTGCTTCCGTGTCATATTTTCTTGATACGTCATTAGATATTGGATGCTTAATGAAGTTTAGATCTAAGTCAATATATCTCTTGAATTTTGGCACTTTTGTAGTTCTCTATGAATATATGAATATACGATAATATTTATATCGTAAGTAATTATATTAGTGAAGTGGTGAATTTAAAAATGATAATGTAGATATATTATTATTATTTAAATAAGTTAATATAATTAAAAACAATTATATTTTTAAAAAATAATAATAATAGTAATATAAATGGGCGAAGCCCAAACACGAGCGTCAGCGAAGTGTTGTATAATAAAACAGTTATGAAAATAGGTGAGAAATTGAAGCAAAGATAAACGCGTGTGCGAACGCAGTGAGTACCGCGTTTATCGCGCTTATAGTATTGGGATAAAGATATATTTTGATAAAAATATATAATGGATACATTATATACTAAAAATCGGCATTTGTAAAGTATTTTTCCTACAGTCCCCATTCCTCCGTTAATTTCTAGTC